GATGAGAGTGACGTGAAATCTCTTATTATCGGACGCACGGGTATGAAAGACATTAAAGTAAATGTTAACGGAGGAAAGTATGAAAATGACTGACAAAGTAACACCAAACACAATGAAAAACCAATATGATCACCAATGGAACGTATTTGTACGCAAAAATCACGACTATGGTAACTCATTTGAGAAGAGTTTGGACACGTTCGGATTGGTGGCTGGCATCGTCCGTATGAACGACAAATTCGAGCGCTTAGTTTCACTCAATGATCCTTCTAAAGACGCTCAGATCGCCTCTGAGAGCCTCGTAGACACCTTAGAAGACCTGTCTAACTACGCTGCTATGGCCGCGTGCTGGTTGAAGGGTAAAAAAGAGAGAAATTGGAAGGAAATGCGCATGAAAGAGCTTGATGGAAACATTGAGAGTATTATTAAGAATGCCGATGCGATTGTTGATAATATGAAAGGTAAATCTAAGGATAACTTACATATTAATAGTACTAGTGGAACCTCATCGGTTGATATCGAGACTGGTAAGATTGAATTTCATCCACAATTCTCTGGTATTAAATTAAACGGTCCTGAGAAATTGGAATTAAATCTTGAAATTGACCAGGATAAGTTGTTCGAAATCTCGAATGCGCTGCGCCCTAGCAACTTGCCTAAATCAGTTAAGGTGAATTATGGTCATAAGGCTGTATATGAATTCCCAGACGGGATTGATACTATTGCGTCATATCTAAAACAGCTTAGTCGGGAAGAAGCCAAGAAAGAAAATGACCGTGTCATGCTTGATATGATGTTATCTCGTATTGAGAAAGGTGAGGTTGTTCGTATTGTGGCTAATGGTGATGGATCATTCACGACATATTTCGAAAAGACCGATGGTCCATTCGATAAAATTGTGGATAAGGAAGACGAAACTATTTTCCACGAGCGGGAAGGTTGGGAAGAGGAAGTTAAACTTGAGGGTCAAAATGGATCCTCTGTAACTTTCACTGAAGATGATGGAATTTTCTCATTTGGTGATGGGTCTACTCTGCGTAGTTTAGGTGATATTACACTTACTGCTGGGCCTAAGAAAAAGACATTAAATGAGAAACGCAAAGAGGCTGGATTCGATCCGGTTAATGGTGAGGACAATGAAGGGTAAGCTTAAAACTTTAAATGAAGTTGAGGAAAATGACTGGTGGACTAGCCATGATCGTACGTGGGTGTTTAACGCTAGAACCAGGGAATTGTTTAGGATACCAAATTTTCAATTTCCTGGACGGAAAGAATTGGAGGAAAGAGATGAGAATTGAGCATGTATATCCTAAATCTAAAACGATATTACCACAGCCACCAGTACATGTGAAGCTGTATTTTAATCCAGAAGAATGGGAAGAAATCCGGGAGCATTTCCTATTAGAGGAGAAGCATAATAATCCGGAGAAAACTGTGAGATTTGTTGGAGGACAGGAGAATGAGTGTTGATAATCGAATTCCATCAGAACCTTATATAGAACTGAATGGTGTTACAGTATATACGGAAGGCGTGTATCGTCATGGTAAATCGCCGGAGATTACTAAAGGGACTATAGGAGAAAAACTAATGGATAGAGAATACAATGGATTGGGTGTTGCGAATGATGAAAGTATCGAACGTTTCAATGATCTTATTGACCGATTGATATATTACATGGACGAAGGTGATTCGGTTACTATTACAGGGATTGCTGATCGCGAATTTAATGTGGTCATTAACTCGACTAAAATTCGAGGTGGGCGAAATGAGTAAGAGCATTGATTTCCGGGTCTTTAAAGACCATAATTGGGTTGGTATTGCCTATGTTAAAGACGATATTGGGCAGATCCAGGGGTTCAAATTCATGTATAAAGGGCCTGAAAAGCTGAAAGATACGTACGAAAAAGGGGATTATTTCCGTGCAGAAGTCCTCGGATTCGAGTATGATTTGGTATTTGAGAGGGACTTTTGGTTTGATTTGGACGAGAAAACAAGCGAATATGGGCTTGAATTTAGGATAATTTGGTAGAAACACCACAAATTTCCACAAAATTTTTTGCGGGATTTTGGTGCATAAAATCGTCAAATTATAGGATTTTTGGCCTAAAACGGTCCTATATGGGTAAAAAACAGAAAAAATTGTAAAAAACACCACACAAACTCGCGAAAATTGCCTAAAAGTATATATTGTTGTAGAAAGCAGTTAAAATTTTAACTTATATATAAAACAATGGCGAAATGTGGGCAAAAAACGTGTGGGTGTTGGTGAGGAGGAACTAAATGGATTTTTTAGATGTTTCCGTCAAAAAATTCCATTCTAATAATAGACAATGCGATTACGAGGTATCGCCAGACTTCATTTTTGGCGATGCCAAGGATTTGGTTGTAAAGGGTGGTAAGTTCTATGCTTATTGGAATGGCCATAGATGGGACACGTTACAACGTAATTTATTTCACGATATTGATAGTCAGTTGTGGAATAAAGCGAGAGAGCTTCAAGAGGAGGGACCAGGGGTTCGCATTGAAGTTAAAGAAATTCGGAAAGCTTCTGGTGGCAAGTTCCGATTATTTCTTGACTATTGTAAAGCCACCGAGCAGGATGAAACTTCGTTCAACCAGAAGATCTTATTCTCTGATCATGAAATGAAGCGAAAGGATTATGCAACCACTCAGTTGTCATATACGCCAACCGAAGGAACTCCTGACGCTTTCATGAAATTGATCGGTACGTTATATGCTCCAGCAGAACTTGACAAAATTCTTTGGTTCATGGGTGCCTTATTCACCAACAAAATGTACAAGATCGAAAAATTCATGTATTTGTATGGATCGAAAGGTAGCGGTAAAGGAACTGTCCTCAAGATATTCCGATGGTTGTTTGGAGAATACTGTGGAACTATTGATTTGAAATTGTTAACGAGTGGCGATCAATTTGCTACTGGACAAATTCAAGAAGTTCCGTTGTTGATTGATGAGGATACCGACATCAGTCATATCTTTAACGACACCCCGTTATTGAAACTGACAAGTCATGAGACCATATCCGTCAACAAAAAGTATAAGGAACCTTATGATGTTACTTTCAGTGGATTATTAATTACTGCGTCAAACCAACGATATAAAGTTCGAAACGTAGATTCTGGTATTACTCGTCGAGCTGTCGTTGTAAATCCCAGTGGAAATAAAGTTCCGCATAGAGAATACGATACATTGATGAATCAAATCAAATACGAGCTCCCATATATCGCTCATCTTGCAATTAAGAGATTTGAAGAATTGGGGCCCGATTATTTTGATGATTACTTCGATGTTGATATGGCAGAACAGACTGACCATATCTTTGATTTCATTCGTAGCGAAGCTATGCAAATGAAAGATGGTATTAGTCTAAAACAACTTTCCGAGTTGTACAAGAACTATCTTGAAGACATGGGATGGAGAACAGAAGGCTATAAAGCAACTATCAAACGTGAAGCGCTTCGATATTTTGATACGATGCTTAGTGAAGCCAAAATTGATGATGTTCGTGTTCGTAATTATTTTAAAGGTTTCAGATGGTCTGTAGCATTTCCTGAAGGCGTTGTTGGAATTGATATTCCTAAAGATGAGGTTAAGGACTGGTTGGATTTCTGTTATCACAATGAGGTCTTTAATAAATTGGCAGCTGATTATCCTGCGCAAGAAGCATTGGAGAATGGAAACCCATCTCAGAAATGGGATGAGGTTGATACGACGCTTAGAGAAATCAATACGCGTAAATTACACTGGGTCAAAGTTCCACTACAACATATTATTCTCGACTTTGATATCAAGGACGAGAACGGAGAGAAAAGTCTGGAGTTAAATAAAGAGGCTGCGTCGAAGTATCCCCCGACATATGCTGAAGTATCCAAATCCGGCAAAGGCATTCACTTGCATTATTTATATGACGGTGATGTTAATTTATTAGACAATGTTGTTGAAGACCATGTCGAAATTAAAGTTTATAAAGGGAAGGCGTCTTTACGACGGATTGATAATGCATCGAACAATCTTGAAGTATCTCATATTTCGTCGGGACTGCCGATGAAAGAGAAGAAGGAGACAACGATGTATGAAAACGTAAAAGATATTACCTATACCGAGAAGACTCTTCGTAAATTTGTTAAGAAACAGCTGGGACTTATTCCAGGAGAGAAACCGAGTCATGCGAATACAAAACCAACAATCGATTGGATATCTCATGAAATTCATAAAGCACATGACATGGGATTGAAATACGATTTGTCGGATCTTAAGCACTCAGTATTTCTTCGAGCGTTGCAATCATCAAACAATAAAGATTATTGCTTGGATGTATTTATGAAGATCCCTTGGTCTTCTATGCGAGATGACGATGGCAAAACTGAGACCGAGTTAACAACAGGAACTAAAATCGTTGCCAAAGAAGAAATTGTATTCTTCGATATTGAGGTGTATCCAAATCTATTTGTTGTTGTATGGAAGAAGTATGGCGAAGACGAATTCGTTCGTTGGATAAATCCATCAGCAGACCAAATTGAATATTTGTGTTCATTCCCATTAGTTGGTTTCAACAACCGTCGATACGATAACCATATCCTCTACGCTCGTTTACTCGGAGGGACAAACATGGAGTTATTCCGACAGTCCCAAAGAATTATCAACGAGAAGAATGCAAAGACTGGTATGTATGCAGCAGCTTATGAATTGAGCTACGCCGATATTTATGAGTACGCAAAGAAGAAACAATCATTGAAACGTTGGGAAGTTGATTTGGGAATCAACCACGTCGAAATGGAAATCCCTTGGGATCAACCAGTACCAGACGATTTAGTCGAGACTGTTGTTGAATACTGTGTTAACGACGTTATGGCTACTGAGAAAGTATTTGATGCTACATTTGCTGACTATATTGCTCGTGAGATCTTAGCTACTCTATCTGGTGGATCTATGAATGCGACAAACAATCAGCTTACTGCGTTGTTTATCTTTGGTCAAGATCCGCGTCCACAAGACAAGTTTATTTATACAGACTTGCGTAAGACATTCCCAGGATACGAATACAAATTCGGTAAGTCAACATATCGTGGTATTGAAACTGGTGAAGGCGGATACGTATATGCTGAACCTGGTGTATATAAAAACATCGCCTTGCTTGACGTAGAGTCAATGCATCCGAATAGTTTGATCAATATGAATTACTTCGGCCCATATACTCAACGTTATGCGGACTTGTTGAAAGTACGCGTGTTATTGAAACATAACAAAGTTGACGAAGTTAAACTCATGTTTGACGGCAAACTCGCTCCATTCTTGGATAACCCAGAATATCGTAAACCATTGGTTGAAGCATTGAAGATTGCTATCAACTCCGTATATGGTATGACGTCTGCGTCGTTTGATAATAAATTCAAACACAAAGACAACATCGATAATATTGTCGCTAAGCGCGGAGCTTTATTTATGGTCGATCTAAAATTCGCAATCGAAGCAGAAGGTTATCAGGTGTGTCATATTAAGACAGACTCTGTTAAAGTTCCTAACGCGGATGATTATATCATCAAATTCGTAGACGAGTTTGGTAAACGACCTGAGTATAACTATAAATTCGATCACGAGCATACATATAAACGTATGGCGTTAATTAATAACGCGGTTTATATCGCTCAACTAGAGGATGATAAGTGGTCTCCGACGGGTGCGGAGTTTGCTAACACTTATTTACTCAAACGGGTTTGGACAAAAGAAGAATTGACTGATCGTGATTTCTTTATTACTAAGCAATCCAAAGGTCATATCTATCTTGGCGACGAATTCGTTGGTAAGGTCGGATCTATTTATGCTTCTAAGACTGGATCAGAATGTTTGTGGACAGAAGATAATGAGAATTTCAAATCTGTAACTGGAACAAAAGGATTCAAATTCAAACAAACGTCTGAATTCGATTACGAAGATATCGATTTCGACTACTATGATAAAATTGCTATTGCTGGTTTGAAGAAAATCATGAAGGTTGGAGACATCAACGTTATTGTTGATGAAATGCCTAAAGATTATATCGAACTACTTGGCTTAAATGAAGAACAACCCGAAGAAATGGCCGCCTAACTTTTTGGGCAGTCGCTCGGGGTTTGTAAAAACTTCGCAGAAATTACATGGCACATAATAGAAAGGAACAACAAAATTTAAGGATTTTTGCGCTCCTTTCATTTTTGTTTCACTTTGTCAATTACGTCAAAATAGAAAGGGACATTATCATGACAAAATTATTACAAGCTTCTAACCATCAACTAATCTTCGAAGACGTCGAGTTTGCCTTTAAACCAAACTTCGCAGGACGTGAAGAACGATACAATCGTGCTGGAGATCGTTATTTCAACATTGTTGTGTCCGAAGAAGATGCACAAATCCTTGCCGAACAGTATGGTGTAAACGTTAAATTGTGGGAGCCTAAACCACGAGATGACGAAATGGCTAAGAAGATGGCCGAAAACCCAGATATGTATCAACCATTTTACTACTTTAAAGTAAAAGTGTATACCAAATTCTCGATTCCATCAATTGCGCTTATTTATGATAATGAAGATGGCGTTTGTGATGTGGATGATCCAGTATGTGCTGAGAACCGTCAGTTCCTAACTGAAGATCAATTCCAATTGATTGATGAAATGGAAATGCAATGTGTTGATATGACCATCCGTCGTCGCGAACCTAGTGATGAAGGGACTTACGCTCGTCTTGATTTGAAGAACGCGTATATTCACGTAGCTCCAAATCCACTTGAACGTAAGTATGGTTATTAATGATTGAGTTATATCCTTATCAACGAAAGGCGGTTGATAGGTTACATAACGGTTCTGTATTATGCGGAAAGGTCGGTTCGGGTAAATCCTTAACCGGCCTATTTTATTATATGGAGAACCATATTGATAAGCCTCTCTATATTATTACGGTCGCTAAGAAACGAAACGATCGAGAATGGCATAGAGATTTTGAAGCCTTAGGAATTGATGGCGTTGTCGATTCCTGGAACAATATCGAAAAGTATACTGATGTGAAAGACGCATTCTTTATATTTGACGAACAACGCGCAATCGGTTATGGTAAATGGGGTATGGCATTCATACATATTGCTCGTAAGAACAATTGGATAATGTTAACTGCAACACCAGGTGATGTTTGGATGGATTGGATGTGCATTTTCATAGCCAATAATTTCTATCGAAACAAAACTGATTTTGTGGATCATCATGTGGAATACAATCCATATTCTAAGTTTCCTCAAATTCGAAGATACCATAAGACCGATAAATTAGAAAGGTTCCGTAAGTATTTGGCAGTGCCTATGCAAGATTTTAGAACTACCAATTTACACAGGAAGTATATTAACGCAGACTTCGACAAGGATTTATATCAAACTGTTGTCAAGACTCGTTTTAATCCATATACTGAGGAACCTATAATGAACGCATCTGAATTCACACAAGTGCTTCGTCGTATTATTAATACAAGCGAGCGTCGTAGAATTCATGCAAAGCAAGAGATTATGACTCGTGATAAAGTCATTGTCTTTTATAACTATACCTACGAACTTGATATTCTCAAAGAGATTTGTCAAGAATTAGATAGGGCATATTATCAATGGAACGGCCAAAAGCACGAGGCAATCCCAGACGCTGAAACCTGGGTATATCTTGTGCAATATACAGCCGGAGCCGAGGGATGGAATTGCATTACTACTGATACGATTTTATTCTACTCGCTTAACTACTCTTACCGAATAATGGAGCAATCGGAAGGACGAATTAATCGAGTGAATACCTCCTTTGAAAATTTATATTACGTTTACTTGAAGTCCCCGGCTTCTATTGATGATGCGATCGAACGCTCCATTCGAAGCAAAAAGAAATTTAATGAAAGGAATTGGGTGGAGAGCACATGTCCAAATTGGAACGAGATTTCCAAAAACAATTGATTAAAGATATTAAGACACGAATCCCTGAAGCTATTGTTAAGAAGAATGATCCTAACTATATTCAAGGAATTCCTGACTTATCTGTTGACATTGGTCCATATTCCTATCATTTGGAAGTAAAGAAATCGGCTAAGGCCCCATATCGACCAAACCAAGAGTATTATTTAAATCATTATAATACAAATGGTGGATGGGCACGAACCATTTATCCAGAGAACAAGGAGGAAGTACTCAATGAAATGGAACAGACATCCAGAGTACGAGGGTCGTCACTCATTTCTCAGCGCTAGTCAATGTCATTGGTTAAATTACACTCCAGACAAGATGATTAGCAGATTTGAAAACGAACAAGCTAAGCAACGTGGAACTGAGTTGCATGAATTTGCAAGTGAAGCTATTAGGCATAAAATCAAATTGTTGCCTGGTAATACTCACCCAGCTGTTGCTAATTTTGTTAATGACGCAATTGGATATCGTATGGATAGTGAAGTATTGTTATTCTACAGTCCATATGCATTTGGTACTGCTGACGCTATTCGTTATGAACCTCCTAAGAAAGATAATCCTCGTGGATTTCTTAGGATTCATGATTTAAAGACAGGTGTTACCAAACCTAAAATGGAGCAGCTATTAGTTTATGCTGCTTATTTCTGTTTGGAGTATGGCGTCAAGCCCGAGAAGACGGATTTCGAACTCCGTATTTATCAAGGTAATGACATCAAGACTTATATTCCAGAAGCAGAAGACGTGTATGACGTATATCATACAATTAAAGAGTTCTCGGGAATTCTTGAAAGTAAACCTAAATAGAAAGGATATTGTTCATGAATCTGGAAGAAGCATATAATGATATGCTCGAGCATAGAGGAACCCCGCACCAAGGTAATATTCCACACAGTGGTCGTTATGCTTGGGGATCTGGCGAAAATTCATTTCAGCGGGCTACTTCATGGTCCGATAGAGTTGTTAAATACAGGCGATCAGGATTATCTGATACGCAAATAGCAATGAAGCTAGGTATTACAACAACCGAATTCCGTAAAAGGAATAATATTGCTAAACATGAGATTCGATTAAATAATATTAGTCGGATCCAAGAGCTCGCCGATCAAGGTTTAGGATCTATCGAGATATCTCGTAGAACGGGTATTCCTGAATCAACTGTTCGTATGAATTTGGATGCTAAAGTGCGTAATAATGTAAATCGCATGGAACAAATTAAGACTGATATTAAAGGTCTTATTGAAAAGAATCCATATCTCGATGTTGGTTTGGGATCTGCTCAACAACTTGGTGTAAATGAAAGCACTCTTAAACGTGCAGTACAACAATTGGAATCCGAAGGATATCACAAGCATACTGTATATGTTAAGAATGCTACAAATGATGACCACTGGGTTGAAATGAAAGTGTTAACTAAAGAAGCAGATCCTGCTGTTGTTAGGGAACACAAACATGAAATCACACCTCCTCATATTCATACTGACGCTGAAGGTAAATCTTCATTGGGTCTTAGACCTATTGAGCATATTGATTGGAAACGTGTTGGTATTCGATATGATGAACAAGGTGGTACGGATAAAGATGGTGTAATGGAATTACGTCCGGGAGTAAAAGACCTTGACTTAGGTAAATCTCGTTATGCCCAAGTTCGTATTGGGGTTAATGGTACTCATTATTTAAAAGGTATGGCTGTTTACGGAGATCCGAAAGACTTCCCTCGAGGTGTCGATGTTATCTTCAACACCAATAAGAAGCAAGGAACTCCTAAAGAAAAAGTTCTTAAACCTTTAAAAGATGATCCTGATAATCCATTTGGTGCAACGATCAAGAAACAATCAGGCGCTATTAATAAAGTAAATGAGGAAGGTGATTGGAATACTTGGTCCAAAACATTATCTTCTCAGTTCTTATCTAAACAACCACCAGCTTTAGTTAAAGGTCGTATTGAAAAGACATATGATAAACTTAAGAAAGAGTTTGAAGAAATTAATGCACTAACAAATCCTGTCGTCAAGAAAGTAATGATGCAAGATTTTGTTGATGGATTAACTGTTAAACGTCAACATCTTAAGATGGTTGGTTTTGATAGAATGAAAGGACAAGTGTTATTACCTTTATCCGGTATTAAAGCTAACGAAGTATATGCTCCGAACTTTAAGAATGGTGAAAAGGTTGTACTTGTTCGTTATCCTCATGGTGGTATTTTCGAATTACCAGAATTAACAGTTAATAATAAATTGGATAAAGGTCCGGCTAAATTCATGAAGGGTGCAAAAGATGCAATCGGTATTGATTCATCTGTAGCTTCTAAATTATCTGGTGCCGATTTCGATGGTGACTCTGTTATGGTTATTCCTAATAATAACAACGGAATTAAAACGAGTCGATCTTTAAAAGAATTAAAGAACTTCGATTCCAAAAGTTATTATACTCCTAATCCACCAAAGATTGATACCCAAAAACAAATGGGTGTTGTATCAAATCTTATTACCGACATGACTCTTAAAGGCGCATCGCAATCAGAAATCGCTAGAGCGGTTAAACATTCAATGGTTGTTATTGATGCAGAAAAACATAGTCTAGATTATAAACGATCTGAACGAGAAAATAATATTGATCAACTTAAAAAGAAATATCAAGAGCATTTTGATGTGGTCACTGGAAAGATATCTAGTGGTGCATCAACTCTTATTTCTAGATCGAAGACCGACTATCGTGAGACAGAGCACTGGTATAAAGAAAGAACTGCTGAAGAACTAGCTGCTAATCCTAGATTGGCGCCTAAGATTAAGAAAACAAAAACCATTTCATTTACACCCAATGTTGATATGGTAGATGATGCTAAGAAACTAGGTTCTGGCACAGCTATTGAAAACATGTATGGTAATTACATCAATGCCCTTGGCAAGATGCGTACAAAAGGTGAGTCTATCATTAGCAAGACCCCTAACATGACCATGTCTAAGGAAGCTAAAGTCAAGTACAAGACACAAGTTGAGTCTCTACAGAAGAAGCTTAATGACGCCTTGTACAACTCACCTAGAGAACGTCAAGCTCAGCTCATGGCTAACAAGACTATTGCTGAGAAACGTACTCCTGACATGAGTAAAGACCAGCTTAAGAAGCTTAAACAACAGGCTATTGCAGCAGCCCGTGTTAAGACTGGTGCTGATGGTAAGTCTACACGAATCTCTATTGACGATGATGAGTGGAAGGCTATTCAATCTGGTGCTGTATCTAGTAAGATGCTAACAGATGTACTACGATTCGCTGATAGTGATCGTGTTAAGCAGCTAGCTACACCACGTACAGAGAAGTCTATTAGCTTGTCTACTGCTAGCCGTGCTAAGACTATGCTTAAGAACGGTCATACCTATGCTGAAGTAGCTGATGCTTTAGGTATCAGTGTGTCTACTGTACAGGATCTATCATAGAAAGGAGGCCATGCATGACGTACACTACACAACCACTAGAGCATGAAGACTCTAACGAGCTCATGCACGATGCTATGCCTGATGCTATGAGTGATCATACAGATGATCAAGTCACTGATGCTGAGTACAATCGTGAGACAACTGTTGATGCTATGCTAACCACATACGACAACCCATACAACCCTTACGATGACTACGATGCTTGGTGGCAATGGGACAAAGACAATGGTTACAACACACCAGAACTGTTAGCTATGGTTCTTGGTGACACATCAGATGCACTTGATGCTGTTGAAGAAGCTCAGCGAACAGCTGTGGCAATGAACTGGATCATCGATGAAGGTCCAATTGAAGGCGTATGGACAACGATCAAGAAGAACGTTTCAACGCCCATTCGTCTTCCGACAACGCAGTCCGGAATCGTGACATTTGGAAATGAATAAGAAAAACAAATCATTCCAGGTGACACCCCCTAAGGGGAGGGGTCGCAAAGACTCCCCACCCCCCTGCATCGCCGCACCACCCTAAAATTTCCCCGGAGT